GATCACAAGTGTTGACCATTGCCAAACTTGCAAATCCATTACTTCATCGAGCGTCAATCCAAACCTGGAAGCGACCAGGACTCTTGCTAGGAAATTGTCTGCTCGCTCTGTTCTTTTGGGTCCGATTCGCTTACAGGTTTAATCACAAGTTCGCCAGCATCCTCCAAAGTGAAGTCTGGATCTTCTCGCTTTTTGTAAATGTAAGCCAAAGCCCTCAAGAGCTTTCCTTTCGGAGCCTCATCAGAGTCCAGGCTGTCAACGGACATCCCTGAAATCTCCTCCAGCTCCTCAATTTCTTTGATTTTCAAAGTTTCAATATCGACCTCTACTGGATCGAAATACTCGACTGGTTCTTCAGCCATTAGTCCCTCCTTATGAGATTAGTTTTTGTACCAACTTTGGGATTTCTTCTTCATAGAACGATGTCACCTTCTCGTATTTACGAACAAAAGTGTTAAACAACCACTTCCGCTTCCTGCCGAGTAAGCCTTTTCCGGTTCCATAATGAACAATTCCCGAATACGCTCCTACGTTTCCAGCTGTGCCTTTACGCTGAGAATAGTTTTTTGTTCCCACCGTGACTTTGGCTTCCAGCCGATCTCGTTTCACCTTGTAATTGGAACGCTTCTGCAATGCTCCAGCTCCAGGTTCATCGCCCCTGGGAGCTTTTGGAGCAGCTGCATCAGCGATAATCGACCCAGCCTTAAAGTTCAATTCCTTGAAAGCTCGATTGATTTCCGGTCCATCAGCTGCTTTGTTCAGCTGATTCACCAGGTACCGCATATTTTCAATTTTTATTGGTGGCGGAGCTGCCATATATCAGGCAGTTCCTATTGTTTGCGCTCCTGAGCATTGCAATGCGAAATTAAGGTTTGCAGTACCGCCAACAGCTGATCCAGGGGACATAGATGTCAGTATGCACTCACCGTTTATCTTCGGTTTCCCTGAAGTCGTGCCGTCAGGATAGAACTCATAACTCAAAGTTGAGCTTGAACCTCTGACAGCTCCTAAATGAGCGAGCAAAGTCGCATCGAATAGAGCTGTCACGCTGATGGAACCATCAGCCAAAGTCAAAATGTACTCTTTGGAACTGTCCCCATAAGCGGTTGTTTCTGCTGTGTCGTCACCGAAGTCAACTGACACATCTGTGATGTACGAACTCAAGTCGGTTATCGAGCCACCGCTGTTATCCAACTTGAATACGCTGTTTTTACCAGCTACGAAAGCCATAATTATTTCTCCTAAATGTTAGGTGGGCTGTAAATGTCCCTCGCTTCAGACGGTTGCCTGATCGAATTAGAGTCGAGCGAACCCGACTGCGAAATTGAATGAAGGTGAAGAACCTCCAATAGTGGCGACAACTTTCAAATATCTGTTGATGGTTGTGCCAGATGCGACTGTTTTACGTTCTGACGTTGTGCCTGTTGCCTGGGTATATGTCACCAGGGTCGAATAGCTCACATTGTCAGCTGAGTGTTGAATCACAACATCCAGGGTGGGCGAAGTTCCAGAAGCTGTAACCACGCAAAGGTTTCCAACAGCTCCAGTATTTGAAGAAGCTGAATTGTCCACCACAGTTCCGGTTGCTGTTGCTGTTTTAGCTGTACCAGGGTCGAAAAGGCTCACTCCTTGACCGTGATCGCCGGTTGTTTCCAAGTTCAATGTGAAACTGACAGCTCCTTGAACAGTTGAATTGTTTGTCCAGGAAGTCTCTGTCACCTGGGCGACCCAGACTTTCTTATCAGCTGTGAAGCCCTCCAGGGCAACGATGGCTGGTACGCCGTCAGAATCTCCTCGAATAGCTTTGAGATCCTGCCATTGACTGTTTGCCGAGCTTGCACTCGCGCTGTCAATTAGACCATTACAAACCAGGGTTCCTGAATTTAGTCCTGGTATATAGTTCTTGCTTGTATCTGCCAGGGTGGTTGTCTCGATGACATCAACATTGCTGGAAGAATCCACGCTTGTGAGATCACCGCTCCATTCTCTGTCGCCGATTGTGATTCGGCTGTTGTGTGTTGGGACAAATGCCATACTTATTCCTTCTTCTTAGTGCCAACAGGCTCAATGGCTTCGTTGGCTGTGAGACCTTTTACCTGGGCAGCTGTTAAATCGCTGACCGTTTCGCCAGCTTTGAGTTTTTTGATTGCTTTTTGGTTCTTGTCAACTATCTCTGAATCGACAAGGATTTTATATTTCGTCATGGCTGTGCCACTACCTCCACTCGTACTGTTGCGACTGCATAAGTTACCCCTGCAAAGTCCATACTCGTCAAAGACGAGCTGACGTTGCGTACAGCTGCATAACTGGCGACTCCTCCGAGAGTCTGGTCGCCTTCCACAGCTGCTTTGATCGAAGTTGCACCGGATGGCTGCAAATAGGAGTCGATCTGCTCCTGGAATGACCTGTCCACCTGGCGACCTAGTATGACCAAGACTTCAAAATCGTAATTCGTTCCATCTCCCATAACCAGGTCATAATCCGCTGTATATGAAGCCACTATTAAAGCTGGAGCGATAGGAACATCAGGCTCATATGAGTAACAATGGGTGCCTGATATCGTGTCCAATCTTGTCGCCAAACCGCTCCTCAGCTGACTTATAGTCGCCACTTCAGAATCTCCTTACGCCTGGAAGCCAAAGTTGGCTTCTTAGACGGTTCTCCTGGCGTTCTCTTTAGTTCTCCAGCTGCTCCAGGTGTGTTTGTCTCTTTGCAGCTGCAAGAGCCGTCACAGGCGCAGTACATTAGGCGACCCATATCATCGGTCTGCGAAAAGCATCCAGAAGAAGTCGAACATCAACGTCAAGCCCTTTTCTGAGTGACATCATGCCTGCGTCTTGCCCTTCAACTATTCCAAATGGAGCGCTTCTTCTCACGAACAGCCTGGCTGTCTGAATTAGACAAGCCTGGTTGACTGCATCAGGTACAGCTGACCAGCCGAAAGTCGCCACAATCTTGATTGCAGCGTCTGTCACTGGAAAAGCGTCATTGATTGCGAACAGCTGCCAATAAGGTGGAGCGCCACTTTCGAGAGCATTGTTCACTGGTCTTAATCTGTAACGATTAGAAGAACCAGTGGTCGCCCAAGTGACGTCATAAGTTCCGTCATTGCTGTCATCAGCCGTCACCGAAGTAACTGACTGAATCGGGTCAGTGTAAACGTGGATTCCATCTTTTGAAGTGAAATACCTGGTCTGTGACCCTGCATCGTAGAAGAATTGTCCTGTGTATTTGTCGATCTCCCTGGATACAGCTTCAACCACCTGTTCAATCGGTGTGTCCTCAGCTGTATCAGTAGAAGCGAGCCCTAGCTGATCTCTAGCTTCTGCAAGTGTGCAGTAGCCGTTTGTGATTGCCATTTACTTCTTCGCAGGAGCTTTCTTCGGTGTCGCGACCTTTTCTGCAAAACCGTTCGCTATAAGATTGTCGGCTTCTTGCTTTGAGACATCCATGATCTCTCCAGGAGCTGCCCAATCTTCACCATTTCTGGTTCCGCTGAGTTTTATTATCATTTTAACTTTCGTCATTTTGTTCCTTCTTTAGTTAGGGGAGAGGACTTGCGCCCTCTCCCCTGGGGTTTTGGGTTTAGCTTGAACCGCCAACAAAGTGCTTCACTGCACCAGACTGGTCAACAAGGTCGCCGTCTGTTCTCACCATTGACCTGAAAGTAATCAAGTCGGTGTTGAATGCAAAGTCGTCACTTCTGTCAAAACGGAAGTCTCCGTGACGGATGTAGTACCTGGACAAGTCACCGAAAATCACTGACTTGGCTGAAGTAGCTGTTGCAGCTACATCTGGATTGCTCCAGATTGGGTAGCCGAGCAGCTGGTCAGCAGTACGAGCTGTCATACCTGGCTGGAACAAGAACTGTCCTGCACCATCAGCTGCTGAAACTGCGTCTGCACGGAGTTTTCTAATAGCTCCGATAGAAGCATCTCTCATCATCCAACCAGCTGTTGACCCTCTGTATGAGTAATCAACGCTGTAGAACAAGTCGATAAGGTTTGCAGCTGTAAAGGCACCACTG